CAAGAGTAAATGCATCTAAGAATTCTTGCATCAATGGATGATCTGGTGCAACCAGTCCTAATTGTCTAGTAAAATCTTCAACAACTTTCGCTTCCATTTCTTTGCCTTGTGATCTCAAATTTGAAACACCCATAGTCAATATTGGATCAGTTAATGCTCCTAATTGTCTTCTTATAGCATCTGATTTTCCTAATGCTGTTAAATTTGCAAGCCCTGCTGCTTCTATTTGTAGTTGAGTAAATGCATTATTTACTTTATCTCCACCATCAGCAGTAGCACCCATTAACTGTCCACTAAGTCTTGCATACTCAGCAAATTCACTATATTGAACTAAGAGTTCTTTATTTGTTAATCCCAAGTCTCCAAACTGGTCTGTCATTTTATTTAAATTACCATACATACTAATAAAATTATCAGTACCTGCACTTACACTTCCACCTAAGGCTGTCATTGTTCCGCCAAACTGCCCAACTGTATCTAGCATTGTACTATATGTTACACCAGTTTTCATAGTTCTAGTATATAAGTTATCAAAGGCTCCCTTGCTATTATAAAATATTGCACCTGCGTCTATTGCTTTGCTTTGTGCTTCTGCAAACTGTTCAAATTTAGCTGCATTCCAACCTAAATATGCTAGGCCTGCATCTGCTGCTACATCTACAGTTTTTCCATATTTTTTCATAAAGCCGCCTAGTTTGGAAGTTTCTGGCATTAATTTTTCCAAGAAGTCTTCATCAAGGCCTTTTAAACTAGAGTTTAAAGAACCCATTGCGCCTACCATACCACTTAGTGGCTTTTCACTATCTCCAAAAAAGTTAGAAGCTTTAACTATTGTGTTAGCTGCTCCTCGTAAACTTTTTGCAGCTTCTAAATCTTCTTGAGATTTTTTTTCTTTAGTATTACTATTTTTTACCCCAGTAACTAATTTTGATATACTCTCTTGTAAGTTATCAATATCTCCTCCTGTATTTTTCAATACAGATATAAACTTTTGATCTACTTTATTAGTAGCTGCCATATAATTAACTACTTGGTTCATAGTATCTTCTGAAGCCCAGGCAGGTACTGCTATAGTACTTCCATCTGGTAACATTATATTTGATGTTTTAGCCATTTATTACCTCATTTGCGTTTTGCTCAGATAATAGTTTATTAATTAACTCAATAGTTTTATTAATTTCTGTATCTAGACTTTTAATTTTTTGTTTTCTATCAATAAGATTTTGTTCTGAATATGCAATATTTTCTGATATTGGTTTGTTTAATTCAGATAATTCTTGCTCTAATCTTGTTTTCTTTGTACGTGCTTCGGCTAGTGAAGGTACTTCAGCTGCCTGTGGTTGTACTTGACTTTCTGACCTTGATTGTAGTAATGCAGTTTTGACTTGCTCAATAGTATGACTAGAAGCGTTGCCTTGTCCGTAGTAACTTTGTCCTGTATTTGGATTAGGCATACTTGCCCATTCCATTGAAAACTCTAACATTGCTGCATGTAAGTTATTGCTTTTGCCTGCTAAAAACGCCGCAAGAGCAGGACGCTTTGCATATCCATTATTTCCTTGAAGTAATAATTTGCCTAATACGTCTTGATTTTCATGACTAAATTTATCTGAAAGACTTAGCCCACTATGTGGGAATATTTCTTTTAATGTAGATGGTATAATTTGATATCGACCTACTGCAAATAATCTTTGTGTATCAAACGGATTATTAATAGATTGTAATTTCATAATTTCGCCAATTGTAAGATTTGATAGTGTTTTATTATTCCTCAGTGTTGCATGGTCAGTCCCAATAATTTTACCATTAGATGTTCCTCTATTTGAACTATCATACTTTCCTTCTCCAGATGATATAAAATTTAATAACGTAGATGTACCAGACCCAGGAGCTGAAATCATAGGAGCTGTTGAGTCAGAAGAAATTGCTGCTCCTTCTACTGTTGATAGGGCTTTTAATGTTTCTTGGTGTTTTAAATAAGTTTGATTTGCAATACTACTTGCATTTAGTGCATTGTCTCTTTGCCTAGTTAATTTTGCTATTTTAATTCTATTAATTTCAGTCTGTTGCGATATACGTTGTGCATTAAGAGCAACTACTGCATCTCTTTCTGCAACCCTAAGATCATATCTATCTCTGAGTGCTTTTAAATTTTGATCTAAAACACCAGTGTCTACCATAGCTTGGTTTATTTGAGTATCTCGTAGCTTTCTTCTAAGTTTGTTAGCAGTAGCATAGTCTCTGTCTGTTACAGATTGTTTAATCTGTTCTTGTATTGACTTAATTGTATTCTCATAATTAACTGAACTTGCATTAGATAATTCAGCTTCAGCTTCTTTTATTCTTTCTGATATTTTTTCTATTGCACTATTTGCTCTATTTTCTTTGCGAGCAGCTTGCTCTACAAATGGTTTCATAGCATTATGTGCTCTTTGTAGAGCTGAATTTGCGTTATCCAATCTTGTTTTTTTAGTTTCAGCATCTACCATTGCACCATATACATTTTGACTTGCTGATACAAATTTTCCTTGCGGCTGAAATGTACTACTGCCTCCCATACTTGCATAGTATGCTGATTTAGCACCTGCACTTTTTACATTTGCGGCATTTAATTCTCGTAACCTTTTTTGTTCACGTAAACTTGTTGGAGTTTCCATTCCAAATAAATCTGCCCAAGTGTCACCAAATGCCATACCTGCATCTGTTACATTTTCAAATAATGCACTAGTTGTTTCAAATCCAGGAGTTAATTGATTTTGTGCTTTCTTAAAAGTAGTAGCTATCTTACTAATTTGTTCAATTGTTAATGCTGCAGTTCGTGTAAGTCCAGCTGAATCTTCCATTCCCTCTTCTAAATCCTGTCTAGTAATTGCAAAGAAAGAATCAGGTACCAATTTAGCACGTGCTGCTAACTGTGTTGCTTCTGCGCCCATTTGGTCTGTGGATAATCTTCTTTGTGAATCCCTGATTGCTTTGATAAAGTCTCTAGCTCCCAAAACTGCATCTGTTGCGCCAGATTTTCCAACTAATCCATCTTCCATTAATGTCATTAATATTGAAAAAGCGTTTGGTGATACCATTTGTAATTTTGATGCAAATTCAGTAGTTGTATTGTTTAATACAGATGTATCAAGTTGTATGTCAGCTAATGCACCTGCAAAAATTTGTCGAACTTGTTCTGATAGATCAGAACCAAGTCCAGCTGTTAACGTTGTTATTAGTTGATCTTGAAATTCTATAATATTTTGTTCAGCTTCTGGACCATAAGTTTCTTGTATGTATTTGCCATTCTGATAAAGTGCAAATTGAAAATCTTCATTCTCTCTTGCTTCAGTTCTAATACGCATCTGTTCACTTCGTTGTATGCCCATTGAATTTGCCATAAAGGTGCTTATTCTACCTACAGTATCAAAACTATCAAGAACACGCTTTTGTGCGCCTGTATTCCATTCTTGTATTTGGTTTAATTCAAATAATGATGCAACTTCTTGTGCTAGGCCTCTAGTATAGTCTTGAACACCATAACCAAATTTATTCACTTCCTTATCAGTATATGCTGCATCTGCAAACTTTGCAAATTCCATTTGTCCTTTAAATGTATTTTTAGTCAAGGATGTCATGGCAGTTTTTGTTTCTCCTGCAACTTCCATAAAGTCATCTAAACTCATACCTAATCCTGCTACTCTACCACGTAAATCAGTATATAATGATGTATCTGCAACAGTTAATCCAAAATCAATCATAGATCTTAATGTTTTTTCTTGTTCTGACATTAGTTTTGTGAATACAACACCAAGTGCAGCAGTACCAACACCTATTCCTATTACACCTTTGCCTGTAACTTTTAATCCCTTAGATAGCATACTAGTGCTACTTCCCATATTTAATAAGCTATTAGCACCTTGACCTAGTACGCTTGTGCCAGCATATGTTATTTTTGCAATAGATTCCAGTCCGCTTGTACTATTTAAAGCACCAAATCCATCTGATATAATATCTTTAGCTTTTTTAGAATTAGCTTCTGCCTTATCTTGATCACTTTTCATATCAGTTAAGCCAGTTTCTATCATTCTCTGAATTTTTTTAGCTTCTGATTTGTCAAATAGGTGTGTTACTGCTACTGCTAATGCAGAACTTTTAATATTACTAGATCTTGTGAGTTCTGCAAGTCGCAATGCTGCGTCTTCAGATGCCCAAGGATACTCCCCATGTATAAAATCTACTAAATCTTCAATCATAATGCAATTAACTGCTGTTTTAACTTGTATAAATACTCATGTACTATAAAGTATTTATCGGAGAAAAACATGAAAAATCCACTAGTTGCTGCTTATAGAAAACCAGCTATTTTTATCAATTTACCAAGCGGAGGGAAATACTATACTCATCCTCCAAAGTTAAGTGTAGATAACGAACTTGCAATTTACGCTATGACAGCCAAGGACGAATTAGTAACTAAGACACCAGATGCACTGTTTAATGGCGAAGCTACTATTAGTTTAATTGAAAGCTGTTGTCCAGATATCGCTGATCCAAGAGAAATACCAGTAAATGACCTATTGGCAATTTTAATTGGTATTAGACATGCGAGCTATGGCGAAGACGTTGACGTTGATGTTTCGTGTCCAGAGTGTAATTTTTTAAACCAACTTAGTATTCAGGCTAGTAACTTGCTAGCCAATGCACCAACAGAGGAAAAAGTAGACTTTATTAAGTTAGACGACACTGGTTTTAAGGTAAAAGTAAAACCTTATAACTTAAATGACAGAACACTATTACAAGTTCAATCAATTAAACAAAAGAAATTGATTGAAGGTTTGGGAGACGCTAATTTGTCAGACAGTGAAAGGGAAGCCAAGTTTGGTCAAACTTTTGTTGAAATTGCTAACTTAACTGTGAGCTTGATGGCTAACTCGATTATATCAGTACAAATGCCAGATGGTGAATCAAGTAGCGATACAGAAGTAATACTTGAGTGGTTACAGAGTATTACCAAGAAAGATTATGATTTAATCAAAGATATAATTGATGACCTAAGTAAGAGTCCAATCGACACTAAATTTAACGCAACATGTCAAGAATGTAATCATCAGTGGGAGACTGCGGTAGACTTGGATATTGCAAATTTTTTCGAGGGCTGATAGCTTCTCGTCAGCCCAATGAGATTATAGAAATTGTACAAAGATATGAGAAGGATTTGAAATCAACGGAATCAGGTTATATTGATATCGTACTGAAATCCAATGGAGTTATTAGTTGGCAAGATATAATGACAATGCCAGTTGATAGTATACAGTTGTTGATTGAGAGAATAAATCACCAAACTGAAGAACGAAATTCTGCAATGAAAAGTTCTATGTAGAAGTAATATCTTTATAATATTGTTCTGGCCAACTGTCATAATAAGTTGTCTGATGTAATGTTTTACGTTTACTTTCAAGATCATCTCTTAACTGAATAAACACACAATTGGTAAAGTTTTGAACAAAATGTCCAGAGTCTGGCGTACTTGTAAAGTATAGTAGATCTGGATTTTTTTTGGCTAATTGATCTAAAATAATTTGTACATCATTTATATCCTGGCTATCTACCCAACCAATAGCTATCTCATATGTGCTTTTATCAAACTTCTCATAACTTGAAATTAAATTATCTCTGCAATCAAGAAACTGTATAGTATTAGTCAATCTAGCCTTACGAGCAAACGGACAAACTGGAAAGCCGTCGATTTTTTTTGCTTCGACATCTGAAATTGTCCATTCAATGAACTTGTCGATAAACTGTTTAAATTCCATTCATAGGTATCCATTATTGTAAAATATAGTATATCACTTTAGTAAATGCCTACGGCATTTGAAGTTTCATAAAGCTATCGCTTTATTCACTTCATTTTAGTTAAGGATTATTAATATCGAAAGATTTATTAATACTATAATAATATTATTTATATTAACTAGTATTCCACGAAGTTTCATTCATACTTAGCCTGAAAAAGGCCAAGTACAAAAAAAAACTGAAAGGCATTCCCGTCAGAATCACTCATACTATTATGATGAACCTAATTTAGCACTTAGGGGAGGCGGTTATGCGATACCTCTATTACACACTGCTTAATAACGCAGAAACACTGTATATCATAATAACACTATACAGTTATCCGTAAGTTCCAATAATCAGGAGAGCTTACTCATTTTGGATGGTCAGTCCAATGCTTTGACCAAAGGCCACCAGTGTCCAGTTACATGAGTACATGTAACTTCAAGGTGAGTCGAGTAACCCCGACCAAACTAAAGCCATGTTTTGCCATTATTAGTAATGTGTTTGTTTTGTGTTAGCCAGTATTAGAATGGAGAGTAAATTATGCCATTAATAGTTTATTGTGTTAGTTTTATAATATTGGTTTCATATTTTGTAGATGCTCTGTAAGAATCTTTGAACTTCCTATTCTTACATTAATTATTCCGTTGTAGTATTCATCGGTTTCTAATACCTTACGGTCAAATTGTTCTTTAGCTTCTAAATAGCTTAGTACACCTCTACTAGGACAATAATGTAATATTTCTCTAGTAAAGTTTTCTTCGCCAATTTCTAGTACGTCTGCATTTAAATGATCTGATGAACCCCAATAAGTTCTCCAATCACTTTCTTTAGTGCCACGTCTTTTATTCTTTTTTCCTTTTAGCGGAGGTTTAGTTGTTTTAAACCTTGCTAGTTTTTTACCTATATACTTGCGGTTGTTAGTAAGATTTGTAATTAAATAAACAAACCCTTCACAGTCTGTTGGTAACTCCTCAACTATTACGTTATTGTAAGTCCACCTACTCATTTCATTTTAACAACTTTCTCAATAATGTCGATACCTAATTTTGAATTATCTATATTGCGTGGCAATCCATCAAATAGATCTTCCAAGGAGTCAACATCTAACTTCTTGATTTCTTCCCTTAAAGAAACATCATTTAAGATATGTTTCTTTACAGTTTCTATAAGTATAACATCGCTAATATCAATGTCAAGCGAACTTGGTACAATTTCTTTTTTATTGCTACCAGCCCGCCTTCTGGTTACAGTGATTCCGCCATCTGAACTTTCATAAATCCAGGCTTTATGCGTCAATTACCTCAACCTCAGTATCAAACGTAGTAAATCCATTTTCCTTTGTGACTTGTAGCACATTATTAACACGCCCAACAAGTTCATCTCTGTGAGAGATTAAAAGGATATTTTTATGTCTATCACGTTCTAATTTTTTCAATACACCTAATGCACTTTCAACACCTACTGTATCCATGCCACTATCGACAAGTTCGTCAATTGCCATAAAGTTAATAGGATGATTCATGCTTTCAAAAACATCGCGGAAGCTCCAACTAAGCCCTAGTATTAATCTATTACGTTCACCACGTGATAAGTTATCAAAGTCTAAGTCTTGTCCAAGTTGTGTAATAGTTACATTAAGATCACTTTGAAATTGTACTTCATGTGGTAGTCCTAGGCGTGTAATATAATATTCCAAACGTGTGTTTAAAAACTGTAGGTTTTGTTCAATAATTTTCTTACGTATAAAACTATCTTTATTAGTTAATAGTTTTAAAAGAAAGTCTTGATGTTCCTTTAGTTCTGTAAGTCTATTGACTTCGCTCCAGTCTAACTCTTGTAGACCAGTATTTTTTAATGTATCAATTTGATCATAATACGGATCTTCTTCTAATTCTGCATTACTCAAATTAGTTTGAGTTTGTTGCATTTTATTTTGATGCTCAAATGCTTCTTGTACTGTATTATATTCAATACGAGGTGCAACACCAAGTTCTCCGATACTACTTATTACTTCTAAGTGTTCTGTTAATTGAGAACTATTAGACGTAACTTGCAATGATGCTTCTGTTTTTTGTTCTTCTTTAGCAGCAAGAATGCTTTCTTGTTTATCATCGTGCATTTCTTGACCACAAGCGTAACAAGTATGTTCCTCAAGTAACTTAATTTCAGCTTCAAGTTTAGAGATAACCTTTTCTTGCTTTTTAGTACTTAGCTCAATGTTTGCGATCCACTTGTTTGCCGCATCCGTTTTAGATTTTTTCTCATTAAACTCTGCAAATGCAACATGTGCTTCTAATTCTGCATCAATATCAATGTGTTCAAGTGCTCGTAGTTCAGTAGAAAAATCATTAATTTTTTCTGTTTTCTTTTGAGACCAAATACGTTGTCGACGTTCTAAGTCAGTAATACTTTTACCTATCATTGCATTTGCTTCTTCAACACCTTTGATGCGGAAAGTTTCTTCTTGTATCTTGTCTTTACTTATACGAATAAGTTCTTTAAGGATATCTGCCTTTTCACTAAGTTGAGTAATGCCCAATAGTTGTTCAATTAAGTCACGTTGATCATTGGCTCGCATACTTAAGAACGGTTCAGTGTATGTATTTAAAGCACATATATGTTTAAACATAGTATGGCTCATACCTAAAACACGTTCAATAGACTTTTGGCTCATGCGTCCTTCGCCTTGCATTTCATCAGTAATTCCTTCATTGTTATCAACATCGTTAACTAGGAATTTAAAAATATTTGGCTTACGTCCACGTTCAATGCGATAGCTTATGCCGTCACGTTCAAAGTCAACAGTAACAAGCATTTGCTTGTTGTTAGTCTTATTAACCAAATTATCTTTCTTAATGTTGTACAATGCATTACCAAATAATGCAAAGCTAAGAGCATTTACAATAGTAGTTTTACCTGTACCATTGCGTGATCCGTCTCCACCTAAGTCTAAGTTATTACCTAACACTAATGTTAGTCCTGCGTTGTCAAAGTGTACTGCTTGAGTAACATTACCAACACTCATAAAATTCTTTACTGTAATATTTCTGATATGTAACATGTTAGTAGGTTAATCCATTATAAATTTCAACAAGCATTTCTTTTCTCATATTTCCACTTTCAATAGCATCTAACTGTGCAAGTACAATGCTGTCTACATTCTCAACTTGAATGTCTACGCCTTGTTGCCAGTCATTTGTGTGTTCTTCTTTTTTGTTAGGTATAAGAGTAATTTCTCTTAGATTGTATTGTTTAGCAAATGTTTCTTTAACAAAGTTTGCTTCTTCATATGTAATACTACAATCAAGTGTAACACGACAATATGTTTTGTCTGATAGATATTCTTCCTGATTGTCAATTAGTTTGCTTAATGGTATTGTACGATATTTTGGTGCATCAGCCCACTGAATATATTCCATTGAGCCATCCCAATCTAATATCATCATACCACGTTCGTCATCCCATGCATCTGCATAATTATGTGGGAATGCATTTCCAGGATATATTACATTGCCACGTTGTTGGCGTTTATGAAAATGTCCACTAAACACCATTTCAGGACGTGCTAAGTCTTCAACCTTAAGTCCTCCATGGTCTGGCATCTGTACTAGAGCATTCATATAAAACATAGGAAGCTCAAAATGACCAAACATATATTTACAATCAATTTCACGAAGTCTTTTCCATTCGTCATCAACTAGCCATGGTACAAAAGCAACGCCATCTTCAATATATGCGTTGTCATTAATCATTTGAATATTTTTATAAGTATCTACCATTGGTATACTATGAATCTCACGCTTCTCACGATAATATAAATCATGGTTACCAGTAATCATAATGACTTCATCAAAGTTATCATTAAGACGTTGTAAGTTACTAGTAGTGTAATTCAATGTACTTACATTAATACTTGCACGATTATGATGCCAATCACCAAGAAAGAAACACTTTTTAATTCCTCTCTTGTGAGCTTCTTCAATCATCCATATAATAAAATTTTCACAGTCTTCATTATGATGCCTACTGTTATTCTTCATACCGAAGTGAATATCAGTAAAAATTACTGCCTTATCAAAAAACATTTATTCTCCTGTATTTTCAGTATCAGTTGTTGTATTGTTTAATTCAGTCTTAAGTCGCTGAGTTGCGTCAATATTCTTTTGTAGCTCTTCTTTTTCTCGTTCTTCATGAGCATTCCACTCTGCATTAAATGTACGTGTGTTACTTGGACTTAGTCCGCCTTCTTCAAGTAAGTCGTCTCTAATTTCTTGACTACGCTTTTCTAAGTTTAATACTCTAGTAAAACTATTATTGATTGCTGCAGTATAATATGCAAACGGGTTTGAACTTTTTGCTTCATTAAATTGCAAACCAATTTGTGCAAGTTGTAATAATGCTTGGCCACGCATTTCGTCTACGTATGTGTAACCTCTCCAGTTACCACGCATACTATAACGTTCACAAAGTTTCATATACATCATTGCTAGTTTGGGATTTGTTTCTCCATGAGTAGTACTAAACGCACCATTTTCCAATCCACCTTCCCAATGACTACGTGCTACTTCTGTCCAACTGCCATCTTCTTCTAAGTTAAAATGTTTAAAAGGAGGAAAGTTGCACTTTGCATGATAGTCAGCTTCTTGTTTAGGTTTATTTTTACGTCCTGGTTCTTCTGGAATATGATTAAATGTCATTACACGTATTACTATATCAGTATCTAAAATAGTATCAACACTAACTGCAAAGTCAGCTGCTTTGGGCTTTGTTTTCTTACCTGTTAGACCTTTTTCCCAACGCTTAACTTCTACATCATGTGCTTCTTTTTGCGCTCTGGTAGCTCTTGTTTGTTTAGCAGCGTCAATAACTTCTTGTGTTATCTCACTGATATCATTTACAATTGCGTCAAAAAATGTAAATGATTCATCCTTAATATAGCAATAGCTTAGTTTAGAATTGTGAATCTCTTTTAATAGCTCACGGTTTGTTAAATAAAATTGTTTTGGGGCTCTAGCCATAGTAGTACATATCTCCTAGTTACAACCAGTATATAGGTGTCAATTACGACTGTCAAGCCATTTTTGCTATTATTTCACGGCATAAATACTATTGGAGAACAGTCATGAAGATAAATGAAATTTTAAATGAAGAAACAACAAAGATTGCATCTTTTGCTTTTGGACGCATGAACCCGCCTACTGTGGGTCATAAGAAGTTAGCAGATGTAGTAGCCGCACAAAAAGGCGATGGTTATATATTCTTGAGTCACTCATCAGGAAGCAAAACTAAAAAACCTGGTTCAAGCGGATACGAAAATAAAGATCCATTGTCGTTTAATGATAAAGTTAAATTTGCACAGATGAGTTTTCCTAACGTTAAAGTAGGAGACACACAAGTTAAAACTGTAATGCAAGCAATGCAAAAACTAGAAGCAATGGGCTACACAGATATTATTTTTGTAGCTGGAAGTGATCGTTTATCTGAATTTGAAACATTACTTAAAAACTACAACGGAAGTGAATATAACTTCAACAGTATCAATATAGTAAGTGCAGGACAACGAGATCCTGATGCTGAAGGTGCTGAAGGAATGAGTGCAAGCAAAATGAGAGCAGCAGTTAGAGCAGGCGATTATGACGCCTTTTTAAAAGGTGCAGCCAGTTCTGCTATAGCAAAGACAATGTATGATACCCTTAGAAGTATACTAAGCCAAAATCCAATGCCTGGAGACAATTTTGGTAATGAGGAATCAAACTAATGAGCGGCGGAGTTTCAGATCAAAATAAGGTAAAACTTACAGTCAAAACTGGACATCCGTTCAGTCTTGATGGTGTTCTTGCTCCTCTATCTAAAACAGGAAATGGAGTAGTATTCCCATACAGTCCTACTATTCAAATTAGTCACGCAGCAAATTATGGCAACTTTGATATAACACACGGAATGTATCCAAGTAATTACTACATTAATACTCCAAACCCAACAATAAGTTTAACTGCATTGTTTACATGTAATACTGAAGCTGATACAGCATATTCAGCAGCAGCTTTGCAATTCTTTAAAGCATGTACTAAATCTGATTTTGGCGAGCAACGCAGAGCTACTGCTGGTACACCGCCACCTATTTTAAATTTTAGTGCATATGGTACAATACACTCAAAACTAACACCAGTAGTGGTAAGCAGTTTTGGATACACACTAACTGAAGATGTTGATTATGTGGAAGTTGATGCAGGCCCAGCAGGTATAGTAACGATGCCTACACAATGGTTAGCTAGTTTAGAACTATCTGTACAATTTCCACCGAGTAGCGTTAGAAAAGATTTTAATTTAAAAGACTATGCTAGTGGAAATCTATTGAAAGGATACTTATAATGGCATCTGAATATAGAACTGACAGCCAATACAGGAACACTGGGATTGTTAATAACAAGTACTTGGACATATATGAATCAGGTATTGACGTAGAAAACATAGATACATATGAATTTCTAATCTCTAGTAAATACGAAAATAGACCAGATGTTCTTGCACATGACTTATATGGCAATGCAAAATTATGGTGGGTATTTGCTGAATTTAATCCAGACACGCTAGGTGATCCAATTATTGATTTCTTAGCTGGACTAACTATTAACGTACCAACAAGGTTCTCGTAATGACAAGCTCAGTAACTGATAATTGGATCAGCACCGTTAACTCAGGAACGTATAAGTTTACGTTATACATAGTTAATAGTGAAGTATATAATGATCCTACTGTATTAGGCAACAACGACACTGCTGCTCTTAATAGCGGCAAAGCATTAGTTATTGCAGAAAGCGGTGTGACTGGTGCTTTTTCCATTGAGAATGTAATCATACAAAGTACACTAAACCCAGGAAATACTACAGGTAATACTACTCCAACTGGATTTGTATTTGATATATATGAGCCTCTTGGATTTTCATTATTAGATAAAATACTAACAACTGGTATTAGAATGGGGAAACCTTCCAACCTAACATCACAGAGTTATGTTCTTAAACTTGAGTTTCAAGGAAGAGATCAAACAACTGGCGGATCTAAAAAATATCCTGGTATATTTTTATATAATTTAAGAATAAGTAATATCAAAGCAAGTTTAGGTCCAGCAGGAGCTAAGTATTTTTGTGTAGCACAAAGTTTAATAAGATCAGCAATGCAAGAAACTGTTACTAAAATTGACCTTGTTGTTAGAGATATTAAAGATGTAAACACATTTGCATCTGGATTGCAGTCAGCATTAAATGCATCTGAAAAAAGTCTATTGTCTCCAACAGAGCAAGCAAAAGGTGATCAGCCAGCCAGAGAGTATGAAGTCCGTTTAGGAAATAGCACCAACATTACATCTGATAAAATGCTTGGAGTTGATAAATTTGATTTAGCAACTGCACCATGGGCAGGTGCAACAGATAGCGGTGCTGGTTCAGGACAGCCTATTAGTTTAAGCAATGTTGATTTAAGAGAAACACCAATTAATACTGAAACTCAGCTTACATCTAAGATAACAGAAGCAATTGAATTAAATGTACCAACATGGTCAAATTATGTTTTAAAACAACAAAAAGATACATTTCATGTACCATACGTATATGTTACACTTGAAGAAAGATTATTGGGCGATGAAGATAACAACTCAAATTTAGAACGAATAAAAGTTATTATTACTATCAATGTTGGTTCTGACGTAACAACACCAAAAGCATTAGCAACTGATCAAAAAAAATTACAAACTACACCAAGCATACAAACAAAAAGATTTAACATTTTGCCTATTGCTAAAAAGTATAATTACTTGTATACTGGTGAAAATACAGAAGTGATAGATTTTCAAATTGATATTGAAAACTTGTTTGCTGTTGCTAAAGCACCAGCTGCTGGAATTTATTATGCTGATAATAGTCAACAGTTTACTTCAACAGAAGTTACTCCAGTAACTAAAGTAAATGGTGGGCTTGGAGTAAATAGAACAAATAGTCAAGGGCAACTTGCTCCTGCTGATAAATTTCTAAGCGATGTAGAGTTAGCAAGAATAAATGTTAATCAAACTGTTCCATATACTGCAATGCCATCAAGTTCAGCAAAGCAGCAAGTAAGTGAAACTATGGAAACATCAGACCGCATAGCAAGTCATATGGCGGCACAATTAGCTAGGCGTGATGGAGATACACAAAACATTAATATGGAAATCAAAGGAGATCCATTTTGGATGGGAACACCAGATGCATTTGTTGCGGGAGCAGCAGGAATGACAGGTCCATCTACAGCAATAGATTTTCGTGGTATGAACACAATGATAGCATTTTTAAATTATCAAGCAAATGAAAAAGATTTGTTAATTAAACAACAACGTGGACCAGTTGACTTTATTAGTACTGGGGTATACAAAGTAACAAGAGTGGAGAGTAAATTCCAAATGGGTCAATTTACACAAACGTTAGATGCATATAAAGATAACAATACTAATGCATATCTAGTTTTAGATTCACTAATTAATATAAGGACAATATAATGGCTGGTAGCGTAATAAAAACATCAGGAGTTAATATTGCTGGACGAGGCAAACAAGAAAGCACTCACAATGTTAACAATTTATCAGGTACATTTATTGGTGTAGTAACTGACAATAAAGACAGTTTATATACTGGAAGAATTACAGTTAAGATAAGTGATTTTAGCAGCACTGATGCAGACCGTATTTGTTTGTTAGCAATACCTTTTGGCGGTGTAACTGATATTTTAGGATCAGCAAACTCTGAGACTACTTATGGAGACATAGAGGGATCAGAGGGCGGTAGTCCAAAGAGTTATGGTATGTGGCCACAGCCTCCTGCAATTGGTACAAATGTAGTGGTAGTATTTACAGTTTCTCATGAACAAGGTATTGTTATGGGAAGCTTAATTGCTAAAGATAGAAATGCAATGATGGGCGGCAACTCAAGTAGCCAAGCATACCAGGAAGATGAAAGCGTTAAATTGTCTCCATCTTCAGAAAAAAATCCATACGGCAAAGGTGATGCAGACACTCGTCCTGGTGATACTGAATCGTACGATACGCTAGTTACAAAAGGAACTCAAGACGATTACTTACGTGGACATAGCATGAGTAGTGCGAGAAGAGAATCTCCAAGTAGAGTGTTTGGTATAACTACCAAGGAAGGCCATACTATTAGTTTAGATGATGGTAATGAAAATGGAGTTAGTAAAAATATAAGAATTAAAACAAGAGGTGGCGCACAAATATTAATGGACGATACCAATAACTTTATACACATTACAAATCAAACAGGAAGTGCATGGTTTGAAATGGATGAAGAAGGCCGCATAGACGTATACAGCCAAAAAGATATCAGCTATCATGCAGAAGGTGACTTTAATTTACATGCTAAAGGTAATATTAATATGCAAGCTGACCAAGGCGTTAATATTAAATCTAAAGGTAGTGAAGGCATAAAATTAGAATCAAGTGTTGGAAGTTTAGATATGTTTAGTTCTATTGACGTTAATATACAAGCCTCTGCCAACCACCACGTTAAAGTTGCAGGTAACTATATAATGACAGGTGGAAGAATTGATATGAACGGTCCTGCTGCAAACCCAGCAACCAAACCAACAGAACAATCTTTGACAGTAAATAGTGGAGTATTAACTAGTGTAGCAAGCCGTGTTCCAGAACATCAACCATGGATGGGAAATAGCAGCGTACAGGAATCGTTTGATACTGGAGAAGGAAACACAAGCTAATGCCAACATTTACATTATCAAATGAAATAACTGAAAAAGATTTATTATCCTTTGAATTATTCACACCCACAAATACTATAACAACATCTGAATTAATACCTCTTGTTGAATTAGAAGCAAGTGAAGATATTTTAAACTATCAGATTAGAAATATAAAATGGACTGGATATAAAAATTCTAGTATTGACAAAACACACAGTATAGGTTATAATTTAACTACTGATCTTAATGGAAAAGGATTAACTGAATCTGACGCATATAACTATTGGATTGACGACTTTAAAACAAAAGAACGTAAATTTAAAAAGTTAATGTCGCTGTCATCATTATCACAAAGCCAATACGACGGATTGCTAAGTTTATATTATTCAACTGGTGATTACACAACTGTTGGAAGTGATATTAGAAAATTTAGATTATCTGATTATATTGCCAATAGGCAATGGGAATATGTAGCAACAGCAATGTCTCTTGCAGGTGGCAAAAGTCGTATTATGAGACAAGGCGAAGGCAAAATTATAATGCTAGCAGACTATGGTGTGCAAAAAAGCAGAGCCCAAATTAAAGCACAAGGCTTACAGGAATTAGTTAAACAATATCCAAATCGCTTGTTTGACGACATAGCAAGACAACAAGCAGAGTATGTTTATTTTAAAGAAACACAACGCTTTTTACCAAATATAAGCGAATCACGAAAACGAATATTAGCACGAGAGCTAAAATAAAATAGGGAACAAAAAATGCATGTAAGTGTGTTACTTTTAAATGCAGATGCGCAGCCATTAAGTTTGCTCCCTTTGAGTACAATTAGCTGGCAGAATGCAATAAAAGCTATGTTTTCTGATAAAGTACATGTTGTAAAGGATTATGATAATCTGTTTATAAACAGTAGCTCACTTAGTTTTCCTGTACCTAGTATTGTAATGCTAAACACTTACCACAGGCCTCCAACAAAAGCAAAGTATACTAGAAAAAATCTATATATACGTGATAACTACTGTTGTCAATATTGTGGTGATAAATTCATACATTCAGAATTAACTATTGACCATGTTGTTCCTAAGTCCAAAGGCGGAAAACTTACTTGGGAAAATAGCGTATCAGCATGTGCTCCTTGTAATTTTAAGAAAAATGATAGAATGATAAAACCTATCAAAGACCCGCAACGTCCTACTTGGTTCCAATTAAACAATGCAAGTAAAAACTACAATAGAATAATACCAGATATTGCTTGGCAGGACTATATCCAGTGGCCAGATAACAAAATTCAAGTAGCAGACAGCATTATTTTAGCATAAACATACCACTTAATTTTTTGCATAAATATTAATATGACTAAAATAACGGGCTATACAACCATAAATTCAGACTATACTAGTACTACATTGAGTGGTATTGAACTTGCGAAAAGAGATTTATTAAACCATTTCAATATTCGCAAAGGTGAAAAATGGACCAATCCAGAGTACGGTAGTTTACTTCCATACTTAATATTTCAACCTCTTGATCAAGAAACTATTGATTTAATTGAGCAGGATGTATTTACTATTGTAGGTAGCGATCCTAGATTTGAAATGACTAATGGAACTGTTATTGTAAGAGAAGAGAAACATAGTATAACTGTAAATGTTGAACTAATGTATCTACCAACCACTACTGCAACAGATTTGCAGATTAAATTTGACAAAGAATTTGAACAGAACGCAGAGTTTTAAACATGGCACAAAATACAAGACAAACAAAATTATTTGCAGCAGAGGACTATACAGTAGTATATGAGTCATATATCAATGCTAATTTTCAAGCATACGATTATGACACAATACGTACTTCAATGGTTGACTATGTACGCAACAACTACCCTGAAAATTATAATGACTGGATTGAGAGCGCAGAATTTGTCGCTATACTTGATGTAGTTGCGCAATTTGGACACAACTTAGCTTATAGAGTTGATTTAAATACACGCAATAACTTTTTAAGTACTGCAACCAGACAAGAGAGTGTTTATAAACTTGCAGAGTTTTTAGGATACACACCTAGACGTAACGTGCCAGCGTTTGGTGAAATGAAAGTTGTAAGTATAAAAACAAACGAAGCAGTAATTGGTAGTGAAGGAACTAGTCTTGGCGGTAAAGAAATTAGATATGAGTCAGCTAATAATGTTAACAATATTGATGATTTTTTAACTGTTATGAATAGTGTACTACAATCAAGTAATACCTTTGGTAGCCCTAAAAAGCAACTTGTATTAGATAGTATTATGACACAATTTTACGATTTAAATAGTACATCTAATCAAATTAAATTTGACATTACTGGCTACGCTGATGGCTTGTCAGAAACTTTTAATATCATTAGTGTAGATTATGATAATGATAATGACATAATTATTGAAAAAGCCCCTGATCCTGCTTCTAGTTTTGGAATATATTATAAAAATGATGGGCGTGGCTTGTCAAGTGCAGATACGGGATTCTTTGTTGGTGTTAAACAAGGTGCCCTACAATTTAGTGACTTTGAAATTGAAACACCTATTGATAATTTAACAT